TTGATAAAAAATCCTTGACCTGTTTTTAAGGACCATTTGATTTCTATTGTGCGCCACCAAGGGTATCTTGTACTCTTTGGGCAAGCCATCAATGTACATTCCAAGCGTAGACCTAAACATATCTCTGTTTTCTTCAGTGTCTGCCACAAGGGTTCCTTGCCACCCAGGATGCGTGAACTGCCAATAAAGATCAAGGGCCAGCGACACCGTTGTGATGCCGAGTTGCCGTCCTTTAAGAATAACAAAGAAATGGACATCTTGTTCTAGCCCTTTCTGTATCTCTTCCATCACATACGTTTGAGTACCCAGAAGTTTGCCCATCTTTTTGAGGCCCTCTTCCTTTGTCTCAATCTTCAGTTCTGCACAGAACTTGTAGAACTGTTGTAGGTTGAATTTCATAGAGGCGTTCTGCAAGGAGTCATGTTCTCAGGCTTGAATGCACCTGACCGTATGCCCTTACAGACGTTGTAAAACAACTCTGCGTTCTGTGGCATCCGTCCTTGGTACAAATGGAACACACCCCCTTCAAAATGCGTTCCTATGCCGTACTTGCCGTAGGTGTGCAAGTCCCACGCACCGCCTTCAGGTTCTTTGAAATAGTGGGTTGGGTAGAGTGTTTTGTATTTGACCTTGTAGATTTCGGCTGCATAGCTGACATTCTCGCCCACATCGCAGTTCTCGTTCTCAGCAAAGCTGGGTCTACCCATGTCATCCCAAATGTCTCTGTGGATGGCAAAGAATGCGGGGGCTGCATAGATGTGCGAATAGGGAGCAATGTGATTGCTCACCTGTGCAATGCCCACCATGCTCTTGTTGTGTAGGGCATAGGCTATGGCCTTGTCCACAATTTCTTTGTTTAGCGGTACACAGTCAATGTCCAGGAACAACTTAACTTCTGCCATGCTTGACATCATGATGTTGTCCATCCAAATGCCGTGAGGTATCTCTTGCTCTGTGTAGTTGACTTTGATGCCTAGATGTTCACACACGGCTTTGTGGGACTCCACAATTCTGCGGTCCACGTTGGGCCAGTGTAAGCAGTGAATTTGAGGTTGCATCATCGGGGAATCGTCCTTGCTAGTTTGTAAATGTCAACAGAATCTTGTGTTTGAAAAATAATTTGAGAATCTTTGGGGGGTTGTTCACCAAAGTCTTTGTAATGCTGTGTCACCCTTGTTGAGTAGTTGACAGTGGGTCTGAGTGATCTGGCAATACGAGGATTGTGGTTCTTGACGTGTGCCCACATATGTCTGTCACCCAGGGCGCAATCAGCTTGTGACTTAAAGAGCCAGTTTCTCAGCAAATGAAATGTGGGTTTTGTAAACAGGTAACAGTTGGTGTCGTTAAAGGCATACCCGTCAGATTCCTTGTCTACACACATGAAGGTCCCGTTTTCACGGAACAAGTTACGAGGACAAGTGACGATCTCAGTGCCACTCTCTTTCAACACCCCAACCATGTATTCCACATGATCTGGTTCATACCAGCAGTCTGCATCCAGAAAGCAGATGGCTTCAAAGCCTAGACTAGATGCAACAGCTGCGCCAATGCCTCTAGGAGTGTCTCCAAAGTCTCCAGCGTTTGGTAAGCGTATGTGAGTAAGTCTTGCGAATCCATCTAATCCTTCAAAAGGTTCCCCGTCCGACACCATGAAATGGTGTACATCCTTGTAAGTTTGTTTGGCAACGCTTGCAATACACTCTCTTAGCGTCTCTTCTGGTTCCGTATAGTACGGAGTCACGACTGCTACTCTCATTGCGGGGCCTTTGTTTCAAACACAACCTCACCAGAAGGAGCTATCAGTTTTTCCCCTTGCCATGAAGGTGCGCCAGGAACAGCCCACTGAGACTCAGAACTGAACGACTCGTGGTAAGGCGTTTTAAACGTATCTGGATAGTGCAACTGCTGATCCACAGGATTGACGCTGGACTGCTCCGCATTGCCCTTTTGCAACGACTGATAGTACCCTCTCATGTCGTAATCAGGGTATGGGTCTTTGGGGTCAAAAGGTACTTGGTTGGCTTGAACCCATTGCATGAATGCTTGTTCTTGCGCTGGGTTTAATTGGGTCAACTGTTGTTGCCAATTGGGTTGGGCATAGGCCATGTTTCTAGCCAACAGCTGTTGCCTCATTTGTGCATATTGCTGTTGTTCAAGTGCTGCT